CTCACCTGCAGACGTCGAGCTCTTCAAGAAGATCGCGGTGGCCAACGACTGGCCTATCCACGGTGTTCAAGCAGCCTACCAGCCCTTCTAAAGGCGAAGGAGAAGGGTGTCCCTGAAATGTCGATGATAAAGCTACCCACGGGACTGAAAGACATTTCTCCGCCCCTCGGGGTTTTTCCGGGGGTCATGGCTTACAGCTCCGGCCACCCCCCCCTCCAATTTTCCGCCTTCTATTTCGTGCCACTGGGCAGTCAGCAAACGTTTTTCAGGCTCGCCCTCCTAAAGTCCCAGGCCATGGTGGCGAGGGCGCCCAAACAACAAAATAAAGTGCAAATGTCGCTTGAGGAAGACCGATTATGGCTCAACCCAAGCCAAAGCGAGCAGCCCGCCGACCCCAGCCCCAACCTCGGAGGAAGGGTAGGCGTGGTAAGCCGCAACAACAAGCGGGCCGCCCGCAAACCACACCGGCAAACAAGCCCAGGCCTCGCAGACTGCCTGCGGGTCGCAGGAGACAGCCCGGGGCGTCAATGCTTCGGATGGATCCGGACCATGGGTCTCGAGTTCCTGTGCTGCTTTCAGTCGATCACGCGTTCCATTTACGGGATATGCTCAGATACCAGTTCAACATTAGTAACACGCTTGGTTACCTCATTTTCGCAACCCAGACAGGCGATGGAGGCTCCACGATGTTGACCGTTGCTCTGGACTCGTCAAACCAATCTTCCACTGAGGTCGTACACACTTGTCCACTGTTAAAAGACGTTCCGGGCGGCGACACCCCGACCACGGTCAGAGCGGGTAAGCTGTCACTGACGCTCGTGAATTCAACCCCCACCCTTTACGTGGGTGGAAGGATCTACGTAGCGAACATAAGCGAACGCATATACATTCCAGCTCTTCCAATGTCGATGACTTGGACTCAGTGGCAAGACCTCGTCACTTGGTTGATTGGCAATCCACGCTCTAGGATGATGTCGGCTCAGGAGTTCGTGTCTCCGAAAAAGCTAGTGGCGTACCCTGTCAACAACGTGCAATACGAGGAGTTTAACGCTTACGCAGGTGCGAAAACGCCAACCGCGTTTGCCGGGCATTTCACGACGCAAAGTGTTGCGCCTCACCCCATGTCAACGATAATGGTCTACATTCCACCAGGCGCCGCCACGGCGCAGGATTGGACAGCTACCATTCGTGCGACGTTCGAAACTCGCTGGCCGCTCAACACGGTTCAGTCAAGAGCGCAGACCCCTATCCCTGTCGCGCCAGCGGGGGTCATTAATTCTTTGCGTCATGACGCGGAGAAGATGGGGTCGACGGTGATGTCAGCAATCGGAACTGCGCGCGCTGTTCTCGGAGCCGTCAGGGACGTCCGTTCAGTGCTTTGATCGCCGGTGGAGCGGTCCCTAATCTTCTAACCTTTCAACGAGATTTTAACTTCCAGTTTTAATTTCCAACTTTTCCGCCACTCGGCCAAAGCGCCGTGGTGGCCCTCCGAAT